CCTTGAAACCACGGAAGAGGAAATAACTGCATGGGGTTACGAGGTCCACCACCTAAGCCAACTGCGCTACGAGTCCTAGAGGGGAATCCCGGTCGGGTCAAGATGAACCCGGACGAGCCGAAGCCGCGGACACTGACTTCTGTCGAGCCTCCAAGCGACCTGCCGGAAGAGGGGCGACTTGTGTTTAGTGCGCTGAGTCGCGAGCTGATAAATTGCGGGCTCCTGTCTGCCGCTGACCTAGAACCGTTCGCGCGGTACGTCCGGCTCCTACTCGAATATCGAAACGCAGACAAAGAAATCAAGGGCAAGTTCTTCCTACCGATCCGCGATAAGCACGGTCAGTTTGCTTACTTCGTGCCGAACCCGTGGGTCGGGGTTCGCGACCGAGCGATGGATAGGCTGCTGCGTCTCGAGCGCGAGTTCGGCATGACCCCGGCCAGCCGCGTACGAATGGTGGCACTCCTTAATACCTCTAACCCCAACTCTGTTTTGGACCCGTACGGCGATGAAGATTAGCGAACGCAAGAGTGACTACTACGACTATTTCTTCGACCGGAAGGCAGCGGCGAGAGTGGTTAGGTTCTTCGAGAGAGAGCTAGTTCACATCAAGGGCGAAGCCGCTGGTCAGCCGTTCCGCCTACAACCGTGGCAGAAGAAGATTCTCCGAAGGCTATTCGGCTGGAAGCATCGAGAGACCGGCTTAAGGAAATACAAAACGCTCTACCTTGAGATTCCGCGTAAAAACGGCAAGAGCGCATTCGGTAGCGGGCTTGCCCTCTACCTCCTGGACGCCGACGGCGAAGCGGGAGCGGAGGTAGTGTCCGCCGCAGCCGATCGCGAACAGGCGGCTATCGTCTTCGAGACAGCGAAGCAAATGGTACTCGCTAACCCCAAGCTACGCGACCGAATCACTATGTTCAAAAGGTCACTCGTAGTTCATTCGAGCGCCTCCACGTACAAGGTTATCAGTGCCGAGGCGTCGACCAAGCACGGCGCGAACCTTTCAGGTGTAATTATCGACGAGCTTCATGCGCAGCCGGACCGCGAACTGACCGACGTTCTCACGACTTCTCAGGCGTATAGACTGCAGCCACTCACGATATTTCTTACTACAGCCGGATACGACAAGAACTCTGTCTGCTGGGAGATGCACGACTACGCAAAACGCGTGCGTAGGGGCATCGTAAAAGACCCTTCTTTCCTTGGCGTCGTGTTCGCTGCGGACGATGGCGACGACTGGCGGCAGGAGTCGACCTGGCGGAAGGCTAATCCGAACTGGGGAGTGACTGTTCAGCCGACATACCTAAGAGAGCAGGCAAACAAAGCGGCAGAAGTCACCGCGTACGAAAACACGTTTAAGCGGCTTCATCTCAATATCTGGACGGAACAAGACTCGCGCTGGTTGCCGATAGAGAAGTGGGATTCCTGTGCTCGCGTGTACTCCGACGAGGAGCTTCACGGTCGAAGATGCTTCGTCGGGGTGGATCTGGCCACAACTACGGACGTCACAGCGATCTGCTTCCTCTTCCCTTATGACGACGGAAGCTACAAAACGAGGCTAAAGTTTTTCGTACCGGTGGAGGCGGTAAAAATTCGGACCAAACGCGACCGAATACCGTACGACCAGTGGGCGCGAGAGGGGCGCATTATGGTCACGCCGGGAGCTGTCTGCGATTACGATTTCATCAGAGAATCGTTCCGTAAGTGGGGCAAGCAATTCAAAATAGAGCAGATCGTGATAGACCGGTGGAATGCGACGCAACTTGCGACTCAGCTGCAGGCGGATGATTTCGAAGTGGCGTTCTTCGGTCAGGGTTACGTTTCCATGTCCGCTCCGATGAAGGAACTGAACGGGCTCATACTTAGCCAGCGCATTCACCACGATAACGACCCGGTGCTGCGATGGATGGTATCGAACGTGGCTGTCGAGCAGGACGCAGCAGGCAATATCAAACCGAGCAAAAAGAGGTCGAAGGAAAAAATTGACGGTGTAGTGGCTCTCGTAAACGCACTCGGTGTCGCCATCACTAAGGTCGGCGATTCCAGATCCGTCTATTCAGAGCGGGGTATTTTAACCCTTTAGTGGACGGATATAGGTATAAAACCCTCGTGACATTATAGTTCGGGGGAAGGTCGAGGCGAAGATGGGATTCCTAAACCGATGGTTCAAAAGCGAGAAGCGGCACGTAGGCGCAGCAGACGACTGGGCGACCGTACTCGATTCCGCCTCCTCTGCTACGGGCATGAGAGTAACTCCTGACGGGGCTATGCGGTGCGCGGCGGTGCTGTCGTGTGTACGCGTTCTCTCGGAGACAGTCGCGGGTCTGCCGTTTATCACCTACAAACGCACGGCAACGGGCAGAGAGCGCGATTCGTCCTTGCCTGTATTCCGACTGCTCAGTGCGCGACCGAATCGCTATCAGACTGCATTCGAGTTCCGCGAAATGATGATGGCGCACTGCCTCCTGCGGGGTAACGGCTATGCACAGAAGGTGTTCGACGGACGCGGGGTACTAGTTGAGCTAGTGCCGCTGAACCCTACCCGCGTCGAGCCGATTCTGATGCCAGCAGGAGAAGTAAGATACAAGATAAAGACACTCGATTTCCAGACAATCGAGCTAGGCAGCGAGCAGATATTCCACATCAAAGGTCTCGCGACGGACGGAATCGTCGGAGTCTCTCCCATCACCTACGCGCGAGAGAGCGTCGGGCTTGCGTTAGCCACAGAGGAATACGGCGCTAGGCTCTTCAAGAACGACGCAAAACCGGGCGGTATCCTAGAGCATCCGGGTAAACTAAGCGACGAAGCTCATCAGCGGCTCAAAAACTCCTGGCAATCAGCTCACGCAGGCGTTCAAAACGCGCACAAAGTGGCAATCTTGGAGGAGGGGATGAAGTGGACGCGCATCGGCGTTTCGTCCCAGGATAGCCAGTTTATAGAGTCACGGAAGTTTCAGATCGAGGAAATCGCCAGAATATTTAGGGTCCCGCCGCACTTAATCGGGCATCTCGACCATGCCACGTTCAGCAATATCGAGCATCAGGCTCTCGACTTCGTACAGCATACGATTCTACCGTGGTTACGCCGCTGGGAGCAGGCCATATCAACGCGCCTGTTGTCTGAAGAAGAGAATCAGACGCACTACACTGAGTTTCTCGTCGACGGACTTCTACGCGGCGACATACAAAGCCGGTATTCGGCATACGCGGTCGGTAGACAATGGGGATGGTTAAGCGCGGACGACGTGAGGCGGCTCGAAAATATGGAGCCGCTACCGGACGGAAGCGGGGAGAAGTATCTCGTGCCGCTGAACATGCTCGATGCAGCCTCCGACCCTCCTCTGGAACCGACTCCCGTACGGCATACGGAACCTGAGTTTCTTCTCCCGGTCATTCGACAGCAGGTCGAAAAGTATTCCGACCGTGTCTCGAAGAGCAAAAAGCACCTGCGAACGCACGAAAAAGTCATCGTAGACGGTCTACTACCTGTGGCAACGGCGTACCTAAAGGCGAGCGGGAAGCGCTACGACGCGGGGTCGACCACAGCGGCGGTAGTTCGTTTCGTTGATTATTGGGATTCCAACCCGGACGACGTAACGGGTACGCGAGTTTCGGCGTTTGTAGAGATATTGAAAACCGTGGAGGATGCAGAAAATGAGCACTCATAAAGAGTTTCGCGGCAGCGCGACAGGTCTCTTGGTGGAAAAGCGAGCTGAAAGCGGCGACGTTATCACCGGATACGCAGCAGTTTACAACTCCGACAGTGTCGATCTCGGTTTCTTCACCGAAGTAATTCGACCTGGCGCGTTCTCGCGCGCTGTCCGCGATAACCAGGACGTCAGAGCATTACTCGATCACAATACTGGCAAGATTATCGGTCGCACTAAAGCAGGTAATCTCTCGCTCGAAGAAGACGAGCGCGGATTGCGCGTTATCCTGCAGCCGATAGACACCGAAGACGGTCGAACAGCTCTAGCGTGGGTGAAGAGCGGGGTAGTCGACGGTTTCTCGTTCGGCTTCGAAACGCTGTCGGATAAATGGGGAACTAAAGACGGGCGAGCGTACAGAGAACTACTCGACGTAAATCTTTTCGAGGTATCTCTCGTCGCCTTTCCGGCCTATCCAGGCACTTCCGCCTCAGTTCGGTCCGAGCATCTCGTTTCAGCGGAGTCGGTATGGCGCGAAAAGGTACAGAAGGAAGAGCAGGAACAGCGCAAAATGGCATCTTTCAGGCGTCGACTGCGTCTTCTAACGTCCATATAGGGCACGCAGACTCAGTATCGGACGTCACTCTGTCGGTAAGAGGACAGCCAGTGCGAGCGGTTTTATTGCCGTCCGGCTGTTGGCGTTTCACTCTTCGGGACTGGAGAGCTGGTCGCTCAGGGCGGGTATCGTCAAAACCGTAGATTCTGACAACAATCCTCCAAGAACCTCTCTAGTCGAGGTTCGAACGGTCCCTAGCGATCGACGGTGTAACCTACAGAGAGGAAAAAGAAATGAGTAAGGTACAAGAGCTGCTCAAAAAAAGGGCAGCTATCATCGGACAAATGCAGGCGCTCACCGATAAGGCTGACGCTGAGAACAGATACTTCTCGCAAGACGAGGAGAGGCAGTGGAACGAGCAGGACGCAGAAGTAAAGTCGCTCTCCGGTCGCATCGCTAAGGAAGAAATCCTTGCGGCGTACGCTGGCGAGTCAACTCGTCACACTCCGGCTGTATACGAACCTGCTGACGACGAGAGAAGTGCTCAGAAGGCACAGAGCGAGACGTCAACGGCGTCGAAGAAGTGGGGCAACCTTGGAGAGTTCCTTCGTGCGGTAGTTCACGCGGGATCACCGGGTCATCGTGTAGACCCTCGACTTCTTGAGTCTCGAGCAGCCGGTCTTAGCGAGGGGGTAAATGCCGACGGAGGATTTCTTGTTGATAAGGATTTCAGCACAGAGATTCTTCAGAAAGTATACAGCTCCGCTGCACTGGCAAGCCGCTGCCGTCGCGTACAGATTTCTGGCCAGTCAAATGGTCTGAAAATCAACGCGATCGACGAGAGCAGCCGAGTAGATGGCAGCCGTTTCGGAGGTGTTCAGGCATACTGGGCAGCCGAAGCAGCCGCAGCCACAGCCTCAAAGCCTAAGTTCCGCCAGATGGAACTCAGCCTCAAGAAGCTCATGGCGCTCTGCTATGTCACAGACGAGCTCCTCTCAGACACTACGGCTCTTCAGAGCGTAGTAGCTGACAGCGTAGTTCGCGAGCTTGCCTATAAGCTCGACGACGCTATCCTTAACGGGGACGGAGACGGCAAGCCGTCAGGCATCCTCGCTGGTGGCGGACTCGTAACGGTAGCCAAGGACGCCTCGCAAGCTGCAGCAACAGTGACAAAGACCAACCTGTTCAACATGCGCGCTCGCCTCTGGGCTGGCGCTCGTGCGAACGCGGTATGGTTGGTGAATCAGTCGGTAGAGCCGCAGTTGTACGGGCTTACGCTCGGCGACAACGGCGCGTACTTCCCACAAGGGACGTTCGCGAACCAGCCGTTCGACCAGTTGTTCGGTCGTCCGGTAATCGCATGCGAGCAGTGCAAGCAGCTCGGAACGGTGGGTGATATCGTTCTTGCCGATTTCGGCGAGTACCTCCTCATCGAGAAGGGCGGCATCAAAGGCGAGACCAGCATCCATGTGCGGTTCCTCTATGATGAACTGGCATTCCGCTGGACCTTGCGCGTAGATGGCAAACCAATCTGGAGCGACGATCTCACTCCAGCCTACGGATCTGATACATTGTCAGCATACGTAGCACTGGCGACCAGGGCTTAATTCCTGACGTCAGTTCGCGGACGTCGAGTAGTTGTAAGCTCGGCGTCCGCCCCTTTTCAACAGGAGTGACTATGTACGATTTCACCAGGACAACTCTAGTGACCGGTCCCGACGTAGAACCGGTAGACCTTTACGAAGTTCGGGCGCACTTGAGGGTCACTCACAACGAGGAGGACGAGCTTCTCAACGCGCTAATCACAGCAGCGCGAGTCACCGTTGAGACTATAACCCGACGCAGTCTAATCACGCAGGAGTGGAAACTCTTTCTCAACGGGTTCCCGGCTGGCAGTGAAATCAGGCTACCGCATACGCCCGTCAAATCCGTCACAAGCCTCGACTACTACGATCAAGAGGGCAACTTGCAGACGCTGGACCCTCAGAAATACTGGTTAGACCAAGCGTCGGCACCGGCAAAAGTCATCCTTAGAGACGGCGAGGTATTTCCGGACGTTCAGCAGGGTCGCCCGAACAGTGTAGAAGTGACATATCAGGCTGGCTACGGGGACGAAGCTGGAGACGTTCCGGCTCCAATCAGACACGCAATCAAGCTAGTCGTTGCCCACCTCTACGAGAATCCCGACATTGTATCCGCTGGGCAGCTCTCAACAATTCCCATGAGCTGTGACTACCTGCTGACACCGTATAGGGTCATCACATTCTTCTAGGACCGAGATGAAAAGCGGGCGCCTGAAAGACTCAATCCTGATTCAGAAGAAGGTCGCTTCGCGTGGCGAGTTGGGAGAGCAGGAAATAACCTGGTCGAAACGAGCTCAAGTATTCGCCCAACTGACTGTCGAAATGGGTAACGAGGTGCCAAAACGAAACTACGAAGGCGATTATGAGCAGCCGGTCACGTTTCTCATACGCTACAGGACTGACATATTGAGTTCTGACCGCATAGTTCACGGAGGCAAAACGTACTCAATCGACGGGATGCGACCCGTCTCCCTGACCAGACACAATGACGGTCTTGAGATCAAAGGGGTATACCGCGATGGCTAATTTCTTGGGCGCAAACCGACTTTTCGTCAGAGACCGATTCGACCTAACAGCCGGGGAGGCTCAGTTCGTAAAAATAGACGTGAAAGGCACGGGTGATGTCGTAGCTGCCCTAAAAGAAATTCCTGACAAGATGGTGCGAAAGGTCTTCAGGAAAACAATGAACACCGTTGTGGCACCCATATACGAGGCCGTCGTTAGTTCGATGCCGGTACACACTGGGAATCTCAAGAACTCAATCAGGCAGCGCGTCTCAATCAGTAAGGCGAAGGGATTGGTCATTGGCACCGTGTACGCCGACGCCAAGAACGACGGAGGACACGCCAACTTAATAGAAGAGGGCTTCAAGCTGACAGCACATAAGCCTACAGCCAAGCGTGGTCCTTACGGACACCCAAGGGTTCTGAAGCGAATCAAGGGGCAACACCTATTTAGACGGGCTCTAGAGCAGAGAGCCGACTCAACTGTATCGGTATTCATGACCGACGTTCGCGAACTAACTAGAGAGGCTCAAGCTAAGGTAGGCAAAGCGAATGATTGAGAAGGCTATCTTCAACAGGCTTACCACATTCGCCGAGGTGTCCAACCTAGTAGGCACACGGGTCTATCCGGTGTTTCTCCCTGAGAAAACTACCATGCCGGCAATAGTGTTTCGACGGGTATCGACGAACGGTGCCTTTGTGAGTCACTCTGGCACAAGCGGCACACTGACAAGCGAGTTCGAGGTTGAGAGCTACGCCAAGGAGGTGTCCGTGGCTAAGAGTCTAGCGACTGCTGTACGAAAGGCGTTCAGTGGTTTTAGCGGAACCGTGGCGGGTGTAACGATATATCGAGCATCCGTTGATAACGAGTACGACGACTATGACTTCGAAAGCGGGTTGTACACGATTCCAATAGAAGTTTATTTGATGCACGACGAGGGATAAATTATGTCGAATCCAGCAGCAGCACACGGAACGGAACTGAAACTCGGTGACGGTGCGTCTCCGGAGGTCTTTACTGCAATCGGCTGTATCTTCGAGGGACCAACTGGCGGCGGATTCGCTCCTCAGTTCATCGAGGGACGTCATCACGGGTCGCCTGACATTGTTCGTCGTGTCTCGATCGTTGACAAGCCAGCTATCAACTTTCGGGCCTATTACGACAGCACCGACGTTCAACACGCAGCTCTCGTAACGGCAGCGAAGAACGGCGACAAGAAGAACTTCAAGTATGTGCTCACCGACGACGGTGCAGAGACCTTCTCGTTTGGCGCATACGTGAGCGTGTCGTTTGAGAGTCCTGTAGACGGGTTCCAGACTATTTCTGTGACTCTCGCAGTAGACGGCGCGATCACTCAGAGCTAATTTAACTAGAACCGAAACGGAGCGGTTTATATGCAAAACCTTGAGAAAGCAGTCTCGTCTATTCACATCGACTTGGGCGGTGTGCAGCGTCGTTTTGAATTTACCATGTGGAGCATCGCCCAGATGAAGCGTCTGAGCGGGAAGAACGCGCTACGCGGTGAACTGGACGTTCAAGACCCGGAGGACCTCGCTGTCTTAGTCTGGGCTGGCCTCATATCCAGCGACCCGTCACTAGACGGCGAGGTAACACCGTCACAAGAACCCGGACGCGCTGGAAAGGGAGACGAAAACGTGGTCTCTGCCATCCATCAAATACAAAAGTGGATGCGATTCGACCGTCTCAGTGAGATTGGCGCCGCTGTTCGTCAGGCGTTTGACGCTGCCACACCGGCATCCAACAAAAAAAAGTAGAGAGCGACGCTGAATCGCCAGAGGGCACAGACCCTCACGAGTTCGACATTCTCAGCCTGCTGGCATGGCTGTGGGCTGAGTGCGGTATCCCAGAGGACCGATTCTGGAAACTCACCCCTGGGAAAATCAGCGCAATAGTTCAAGCGCGAAAGGAAAGAACAAAGCGAGAGGATTATCGCGCTGGCATTGTCACAGCCACAATTCGGTCAGCACTTGGGTCTAAACACGTGGACGTCTTTGACGACTTTCCTGAATACAAAGTCGAGGTCAAAAGTCGTCGCCCCAACCTGCGAGGATACTTTCAGAGCCTAGTGGCAAACCAAAAAAGCAAAAGCGGGAAATCTTGAGGATATAGGTAGATTTAGCCGAGTCCCGTAGACTGCCGGTATGGCACAACGTCGAGTCGCGGGAATCAAGATAGACATACAGGCGAACGTCGCGCGTCTTTCGCAGGACATGACGAAAGCGGTGTCTATCCTCGGTGGGTTCGAGAGACAGGCGAACGCGCTCGGTCGCGGGCTCAAGATAGCTCTTGGCGGCGCCATCCTTACGGGTGCTGCTTTAGGAGTAAAGGCACTCGCGAAAGAGTTGGCGGAGCTGGCTCAACTGGGTGACGCTGCTTCTGGTATTGAGAACGCCTTCACGCGTCTTGGAGGTACGTCAAAGGCTCTTGAGGAGGCAACCACCAGAACACAAGGGTTGATCGAGAAATTCGATCTGATGAAAATCGCCAACGACGGTTTAATCAAGGGCATACCGAACCTGAATGAAAACCTGGCGAGCCTCGCAGAATTGGCAGCTAAGGTAGCCGACGCTCGAGACGAGAATGCCACGGAAGTCTTCCAAAGACTCATCGACGCCGTATCAAGCGGCAAGCAGAAATCACTAAAAGAGTTTGGGTTCGTACTTGGAGACGTAAAGACCCAAGCAGAGGGCACGGCTGTCGCTCTACAGCAACTTCCGCAGGTTCTACAGCAACTCGGTCCAATAGCTCTAGGTGCCGGTGATAGTTATGCCGTCTTCAAGAATGAGCTTGCTACAGCTCAAAAAGAGTTTGCTATCGGAATCGACAACAGTGAGGGGTTGACTGAGGCATATCAGACTCTCGGAGAGGCAATCAGAGACGTAAACTGGCGGCAGGTCGGCAACGACATAGGCATAATCGTCGGCGAACTTGCTCGCTTGCTTTTAGTTATTAAAGACCTCCTGCCTCCTCTTGAAACCGTAACGGGTGCCCTTAGCCTCATTGGTCCTGGGACACGACTTGCCATCAATGACTTGCAGTTATTAAGCAATCAAGTGGGCTGGGCTTACAATAAGCCGAGGGCAGCTCTAGCAAACACTCTACTCGGACCGTTCCTCATGGGTAGGGAGAAGGCTGCTAACTATCGCCAGCAGGACGAAGCGTACAGCAAAAGGATTGGCGACCTGAGCAATAAGTCGGAAGGGATGATCTTCCAGATGATCCTCGACTTAATCAAGCCGAGTAGCAGTTTCAAGAAGCCTCCTGCAGCGAGCGTAGCCCCGCCGGCAAATGCGCCAGACTACACGCGACCGACCGGCGTCGGTGACAGCGGCATTCAGAAAGCAGCCGAGAACGCCGCTAGAGAGTTAGCAAAGATTCAGTCAGATTCATTGAAGCAAGGCATTGAAACCGCCATTGAGACCGTGAACCCCACGGCTTTCTCTAACATGCGCGGGCAAGTTTACGAGAGCACCAAGGCGGCTTACCTAGAGGCTCATAAGGATTTAGTCGAGCAACAGAAAATATCAGAAGCCGAGCTTCTTACGATGGCGGAAGCAAACGCCACTGAGACGGTCAAGACCTACGACGAAAGAATGACCGATGCTCTTGGACGACACGCAGAGATCATGCAGCGGTCGCACGAGCAAGCGGTTCAGCAGTGGTCCGGCGTACTCGATCAGTTATTTAACCCGCAAGAATACTCGTGGGAGGACTCTCTTAAACAGCTTGCAAAGGGTTTCGCTAGCGAAATACTTGCCGGTCTTGTTGGCGGAATAAACGGCGATCTCACAACTTTTCAGGGGGTCGGGCAGGTTATTGGGCGAGCGATTCTAGGAACTCTTGGCGGAGCTGGAGGACAGGGCAGCGGAGCCGGGTGGGGTAATTCTTATCCAGACCTCAGCGGAGCAACAAAGGGAGCAAATCAAAATCTTTTCGATCAGTTCGGAAGCTGGATTTCTCGACAGTTTAGTAGCGAACAGTCAACGTCCGCTGTCGGTGAAATGTTTGACCCTGGAAGCAGTAACATTTCAACAGATGCTGCTCATCAAGCGGGAATACAGGGACCCGGTGGCGCAGACGGGCAATTCAACAGTGGCGCGGGAGCAGAGAGCTACGCTGGCTATTTTCAAGCCGGGTTGCAGGTGTTTAGTGATGCTCTGGCTGCTAGGGACCGGGACAAGGCAAATCAAGACAATTCGGGCACCGGAGCCGCTGTCGGCGGAGGTATCGGAGGAATACTGGGCGGAATCTTCGGCGGACCGCAAGGGGCAGCAATCGGGGCTTCAGCCGGCTCGGCCATAGGCGGTTTCATTGGCTCCATGTTTAAGTGGGGGGCACAAAACCCGGAAACCAATGCGCGAAAGGCTTTCAGTGACTACGTTGAGGAAGGGTTTAAGAAACTTAGGACAATCGGATTTTTCGATGCCGCTGGTCAAATGCGGCTGTTTAATTCTCAAAACCTCGATTTTGTAACTGGAGCCTCGACGCGCTTTAACGCCGGTGGAGACACGGGCGGGACAAACTGGGCGGACAACTTTAATGCGATGGGCGCCGAGGTTACGACGGTCTTTAAGGGGCTCGGAGAGGCGTTCGAGGAGGTTCTTGGCTTAACTGAGGACGTTGGCGCTCAGATTGGGTACATACTCGCAATCAACCTAGGCGGAAACATAGACAACGCTCGTCTACTCGTTCAGCAGCTCGGTCTGGACATGGAAGACATGATTGACGCTCTGATTGAGGCTGGTCGAACGGGTGAGATGACATGGCTAGAGGTGGAAAGCGCAATTCAGGGTGTCAATTCTGCGTTTGAGGAAGGGTTAGTCGCTGTCGGAAACGTCTCGGGAGCGTGGGAGGAGTTTGTCGGTTCTGGCGGGCGAGGCATAGCGGCATTAAAGGGTCTTAAAGACATCGCGATAGAGGCTATGGAGGCAGGTGCTAGAAGCCTTGAGGACCTTCGGGCACGCCTGATTCAGGCTGGTGCCAACCCGGAAGCGGTAGACGCTATGATAAACGCTATCAGGGGCAGGGGCATTTCAACCCTTCAGGAGCTTGCGGACGCAAACGACAGAATCCTAGGCGGTATTGTAGCCGATACGAACGCTGCAAGTCAGTCGCTAACGCAGCAATGGGAGGACATGGGGAACAAGGTAGAGGAATTCAAAAATACCCTCACAGAACTCGACAAGCAGATGACGAAGGACCTTACAATCAACGTCAAAACCAACTTTGATAGCAACACTGAACGAGCGATGGATGAGGGGCTGTATAGAGATACCCCGGCAGAGAAGCTGAACTCAGCGCCTATGAATACTCCGTCATCAAGCAGTGCGAAGTATCGCCGGACCGTATCGAACAACAGTGGAGCCAAGGCAAGCTCAATGACTGTCAACATTGACGCTCGCGGAGCACAGCGAGGGGTTCATAGCGACGTAACGACCGCGATGGCAGTTATGGAGAATCGTATAGTCAACCGGACTGCGAACATCCTCTATGAGCAGATGCAGCGGGGAGGTCTATGATCAGCTATCCAATCACAATTCCGCTCACGGCAACTACCCGTGAGTCAGCCGTCACGTTGATAGCCTCCACTGTCATCGGCGTCAGTCAGTCTCCCTATACGTTCTCAACCCAAGTGTACGATCACGACACCGACGCTTGGCAGTTACGTGTATCAATCAACCCGCTCACTAGGGCAGAGGCGCAGCCGTGGATTGCTTTTCTCACGGCGCTAAGAGGGCGTCGCGGTACGTTCATGTTTGGACCTGCCATATTTCGCGAGCCGCTAGGCTCTGGCAGCGGTGTGCCTGTACTTACCGGTTCGCCGTCGGCCCGGCGGACCATTACTACCTCGGGATGGACACCGTCTCAAACAGTTCTACAAGCTGGAGACTTATTTCAGCTCGACGACCGGCTCTATATGGCACTTCTCGACGTTGCGAGCGATGCAAGTGGCAACGCCACTATAGAGACTTTTCCAAAAATACGAGCAAGTCATGCCGCTGGTACGGCGCTCGTACTCACCGACCCCAAGGGCATATTCAGACTGACCAGCAACGTCGTGCCGGTTTTAGACTGCTCTGAAACGGGTCTGTTCAACGTGAACTTCGAGGCGGAGGAGGTATGACCCGACCGCTGAACCCATCAACCTCCGATGTACTAGATGATGACACGCTATTTCCGGGACTACTGGTGGAAGTGGTTCTGTCCAACGAAACGGTGCGGCTTACTAGCCTGAAACGGGACGTTACCTGGAACGGAAACGTCTTTGTTGCTAACGGTTGGCTGCTTCCGATCAACGGCATCGAGCAATCCACCGACATCGGTAACTACGGTTTCGATCTCACGCTCACAGGAATAAGCACTGCCCTCATCTCTCTGATATTGTCCAACCAGGATAACGGACAGAGAGCGTCAATCTGGCTTGCGTTCTTCAACTCCTCTAGCTCGCTGGTTGGAGACCCTATATTGCTCTACAGAGGTCTCATAGACTCCTGCCAAATAGACGACAAGCTAGACGACCCGAACGCCACTATCAAACTGGAGAACGACCTATCGCGGTTCGATACATCACAGAACTACCGGTTCTCAGATGAATCGCACAAAGTTTACTATCCCGACGACCGAGGATTCGAGTACGTCGAGTCACTTGAAGACTGGTCTGGATTCTGGGGTCGATCAGAGCGTCCCAAGTGGCTAAAGAAAAACAAGAGCTCGAAAAAGAATGGCTGATAACGGTCTCACACGACTTAGTCCAGGCGTCTATCGAGACGGGCGAGGCAACCTCGTCTTGGTGCCTCCGAAAAACATCACGCGAAATACACGCGGAGACTCCAACCCGAAAACGGGAAGCAACTCTAAGAAGGAGACACCGGTAAAGGGGAGGCAAGTTTCATTTCGACAGACCGCGGCTGACGCCGTGTGTGTGTACGGGACAACTCGTATAGGCGGCGTTTATACCTATCTCAACACGGGAGAGAGAAGCAGGGCGTTTCTACGAACCGGCTCAGACGACAGTCAGATTGTCTGGATTGCTAGAGAGAAGGGCGCGTCGGGAAACGAGATCACGGTTGAGTTCGTATTGGGAGCGTCGGGGCATACTTATGTCGAGGTGACACAGAAGGCAATCAAAGTCTTCTTGAGATTCACAAACGCTCAAAGTCGAAGCACCGCTAACGCAGTCATCACAGCCGTGCAAAACAATTCAGCCGCAAACGCTCTAGTTACGTGTCACAAGGGAGAAGGTGCCGGCACAGCGTACGTACAACCGGCAGACCCCGAAGCTCTACAAGAGGGCGGTGGGGCACGACTGCATCACTACATCACTATCGCAGGGCATGAGATAACAGCAGTAGACAAGCTGTATCTCGATGACCGAGAGGTGACGTTCGGAGCGTCGCCTGACCCGCGATGGGCGGTCGGGTTATTTAGCAAACGAGTCTTCATGGCAGTTCAACTCGGAGGTCCTGATCAGCTAGCACAGCAGGACTTAGTGGCGCAGGTGGGAGAGGAGAACTGGAGTCAGGAGCACAGGCAGAGAGGATGCGCGGGAATCTATCTCATAACCAGGTGGGCAGCTGGCCTGTTTGCGAACGGAATCCCAGATGTAGAGCTGCTCGTAAGGGGAAAGAAGTGCTTCGACTTTCGAGATTCACAAACAAAGTTCACCGCTAACGCTGCGCTAGTTCTGGCAGACTTCTTGTGTGATACGAAATTCGGACCGGGCATATCGCGAGAATACCTCAACACAGAAAACTGGATAGAGGCTGCGAACGTATGCGACGAGCAAGTCACAGCCCCAAGCGGCGCCGTTCTAAACCGTTATGAGATCAACGGTTACTTCGACACGGGGGCTTCGGTCAAGTCGGTGCTAGACCAGATGCTTCAAGCGATGGGCGCTGATCTCGTGTACCAGGGCGGGCAGTGGTACTGCTATCCTGCAAAGTGGCGAGCGCCGTCGTGGGCTCTTAACGAGGCGGATTTCCGCAACGAGCCAAAGATTACAACGTCTGTCCCTCGGCGTAACAGGTTCAACGCTGTCAGAGGGAAGTTCAACGACCGCGACAAGAAATTCGTGGACACGGATTACAAACCGGTCACGAACAACTATTACGCAGCCCAGGATGGGCAGGTTATCTTCGAGGACATTCCGCAACCCTTTATCACTCACAGGTTCCAGGCTCGCCGGGTTGCTCGAATCGAGCTGGAGCGCGTTCGGCAGGGCATAGAGGTGGACGTCTCGCTAGGGGCAGAGGCTCTCAAGCTGGCCGTCTGCGATACCGTTCAACTTAGTTACGCGCGACTGGGTTGGACTAACAAGCTGTTCGAGGTGCGTGACGTTCAGATCGGAGACCTGGTAGACGGCGGCTTGGAGGTGAAAGTGAAACTCCGCGAAACGGCGGAGGCAATTTACACCTGGTCGACGGACGAGACAGAGACAGACCTTGCGCCAGACACGAACCTCCCTAGTCCCTACGACGTGCTTCCGCCAGAAGACCTAGTGCTAGCAAGCGGCACCGCAGAGCTATATGTACGCAACGACGGAACAGTCTTTAGTCGATTAAAAGTCACGTGGACTCGGCCAGATGATCAGTTCGTGACAGAGGGCGGCTACTACGAAATACAGTACAAGAAAAGCTCCTCAACGTCCTATATCTCGATTTCGAGCGTGGACGGCGATCAGAGCGAGGCGTACGTGCTGGACGTGCAAGACGGAGCACTGTACGACGTCAGAGTCCGGTCGGTGAATACACTGAGAGTAGCAAGCGATTGGGTCTACGCGACCGGGCACTTAGTTCTTGGAAAATCCGTCCCACCGACAACTCCCACCGGCTTCACATCCACAGTCTACGACGGTGGCATCCTGTTTGGTTGGAACAAGGTCGCCGACCTCGACGTTCGAGAGTACGAAATACGGCTAGGCACCGACTGGTCTAGTGCGACAACTCTCTCTCGAATTGCAGCCACCTCGTTTACCACCGGACGGAGGGCAGCCGGTAGCTACACTGCTCTACTTAAAGCCGTTGACACCTCAGGCAACTACAGCACAACCGCTACTTCGGCGACATTTACAATCGTGGCTCCATCAGCTCCTCTAGTGACATATTCAATTTCAGGCGGCGACGTTATCCTAGCCTGGAGCGAGTCTGACGGCTCATTTCCCATTGACTCGTATATTCTCAAGACGGGAGCTACCTTAGCTACAGCCGTCACAGTGGCGGAAGTAAAGGCACTCAACTACCTTGTTCGCGCGAACTGGGGAGGCGAGCGCAAATACTTTGTACAAGCTGTCGACGTTGCCGGAAACATAGGGGAGGCGGGACAGGTTTCGGCTCTTATTCAAATGCCAAACACGCCTACAAACTTCACAGCTGACGTGATCGACAACAATGTGATGCTTCGATGGGCAGTACCGGCTGTGACCTCTCTGCCATTAGCCTACTACGAGCTGCGGCGCGGAGATGTATACGCGACCGCGGAGAGCCTCGGCACTACGTTGAGCACGTTCTCTGCACGTTTCGAGCTGGAAAGCGGCGTGTTCACTTACTGGGTGACCGCGATTGACACAGCTGGAAACTCGTCTGTGCCGGCCAGCGTCACGGCTAAAGTCGATCAACCTCCTGACTTTCAGTTCTTTGGTAGTTTCGACTTTACGTTCACCGATGTTTCGATCGGCTCGGGCGGCGACTCCTGTGAGATAACTGACGGCTCTATAATAACAGAGACGGCGCTACTGCTTCCGACATCTCATGAGACTTGGGAGGACCATTTCGGCATCCACGGATGGGATTCTCTACAAGAACAAATCAACGACGACTATCCCTATTTGATACACCCCACGGATACAACTGCGTCAGTCGAGCTGATACACGACTTCGGGGCACTCGTGACGTCATCGATCGTGACTGTGGCTTATCAGCAGACCAACCTAAGCGGAACTGTAACTTTGACACCTATCGTGAGCACAAGTTCGGACGGGTCAACCTGGACAAGTTATACGCCAGGGAACACGCGGGTCTTTGCCAGTAACGTCAGGTGGGTCAAGATATTCTTTGACGCAGTAGCAGCTACGGATAAAGGCGTAGCACTGCTTGAGAACGTCTCGGTGTCTCTCAGCGTTAAAGAGGCAACCGTAGCAGGTTCCGATATGACAGCTGCGAGCGGCGCTCAACTAGGTAGCCAGGTCGTCGACATTTCAGGCGAGTTCTGCGACGTGAGGTCAATCACGGTGACTCCGGGGTACAACGCCAGTTTCGGAGTGGTCGCCGTGTATGACTTTGTTGACGTGGGCAACCCGACCAGCTTTACGGTTTACACCTACAGAGCTGACAACGGCGCAATCGTTGGCGGTGTTCCGTTCAGTTATATAGTTCGAGGGTACGTAGCATGACAGACTTTTCTCTCCCAATAAACACGACGCTAGTTTCTGAGGTCTTGGAGATAATTCGAGACAGAGACTCAGCCATAGCTAAGATGGATTTCTCCGGAGCCACGAACATAGCGGTCGGCTTTCTGCGATTCAATCGCACGAACAGGGTACTGGAGGAGTGGTCAGGGAGTGCCTGGGTAGAGCAGCGGGTGGAGCAACCGGGGATTGTAAAACCGTTCGCCGGAACAGCGGCGCCGAGAGGTCATTTACTTTGCGACGGAGCAGCCGTCAGTCGATCGACCTACTCTGCTCTCTTTTCGGCAATCGGCACAACCTACGGCTCTGGGGACGGCTCTACGACCTTCAACCTGCCAGACCTGACCGGGAAGTTCCCTTTGGGCAAGACCCTGTCGGGCACAACGGCTAACGTCGGAGCAAGTGGCGGTGCCCTCGGGCACACACACTCGGTTCCCGGGCATTATCACGGGATGGGAACAGGAGCAGACCTCAATATCGCGTCGAGCGGGACACACACAACGACCATCGACATCGCTCACGGACACACCGCGTCGTCGGTAAACGCAAACAGCAACGTATCAGTATCGACCGGGTATACCGGCTACAGCAACGTCACACTCAACGATCCTGGTCACGCGCATACCATTGAGGGACACGGCACCACTACTGCCGGTGACGGTAAGAATACCGGCAATTCCGGCAACAAGTTTGCAAAAGCTCGCCCGACTGCCGTCAGCGGCACCGGAGATACTAACGGCGCTACCCTGACAACAGACAGCAATATAACACTGTCGAACGGAAACCATCGACACGACGTAAGTCTCACCGACTCGGGACACAACCACACGATCACCGTGACCAGTTTAGGAACAACGAACCGACAGGATACAAGCGGCGTTCACGTACACGGCTCCGCTAGTTTCAGTGGCAGCATCGGGCTAGTGACAGGCGGGGTCAGCGGAAATAGCGCGATGACAACTGGCGCGGGAGATCCTCCATACCTGGTTCTTAATTACATCATCACCACTTAGCCGGGTGGGTATAGGTGATTCCGCCCTCTAGCCCCACAATCAAGGGGTCAGACGGAGGCACCTATGCTCAGTTTCCTCAAGAAAAAAGACGTCTCCTGTCAGGAGTGGGTCGCTCTCGCTACCGCGGCAGCGCGTAAATACAAACTCGACCCGGTTCTGTTTGTTTCTCTAATTCTAAACGAGAGCAGTGGAGACCCTTTCGCGACCAGGTGGGAGCGGCGTTTCTACGTCCGATACATCTCCGACCGACCCCTAGCCCAACTAACCCGAAACGTCGTCCGTGAGCTCGATACATATCAGGACACTACCTTTAAGCATTGTCTCGCATACTCCTGGGGACTTTGTCAGATCATGGGGGTCGTTGCCTATGAGTACGGCTTCACCGGGCGACACTGCTGGGAGCTTCTCGAACCGAAGGTCAATGTCGATATCGGCGCTCAGATATACGCATCCAAACGTGCCAGAGTAAAAGCCAACGAGCCAAAGCTCTCCGAAGCGGACGTAGAGCGCAAGGCACTGCTGGCCTACAACGGAGGCGGAGACATCGAATACCCGGACCGCGTCTATAAACGCAAAGCGGCTGCCGAGGAGCTTGTAAGACGATGCGGGTAGCGGCACTCCTCGTCTCCGCGTTTGTGCTCTGGGCGTTCTTGTTGATAGGTGTACTGGGAGCCCTAGCGGATGACGATGACGAGCCGGGGCGTGTCGGCAGGGCGCCTCTCTTTCTCTTAACGGCGCGTTTTCCTGTTGACCGATACCTCTTGACGGCTCCGCGAAGCGAACACGCTATAGCGATTCTATGGGATGTTCCCAGACGTAGACGTGCACACCTGCGAGCTGTATTGCGACGGTCGCCTGTGACTGAGGTGCATATTGTACTTCTCAACGAGACTTGCGTTCGCAACCGTGTGTGTGAGCGGCGCGACGCCTTATACGGCTACACTCCAACAACGCTATCACAGGCGGTATTGAGCAGGGATGAGCGGCTTCGACGACTGGTCCGAGCAGAGACTCGGAAAGCTATCAGGTATCTGTCGCCGGTGATCGGTAGCAGAGCGATTGTTTTCAACCCGCTGCTGGAAACTCAATTAAGGAGCCCTGAATGGGGGCGGGTGGCTCGTTGGGTCAAAGGCGTCTCCCGCTCTACTCCGCTGGTATACAACCCGGTCTCCAATAATCACGAAAACAGACCGATTCTTGCAAGCTTCGTGGAGCATCACGGTCTCGACGTGCGGTGTAGCTCTGACGGTCTGACGATTGCGAACCTGGACGGGTCTAGGTGCTCAGTTCAGGAGATGCGAGACTGGTTAGCGCGAACCAGGAGATGCCGTTTGTCTCTACTCTGGGAACCGGCGGATAACTGCCGGCACTCGCGCGAAACGCGATTCGTGCCACCGACCGAGCGGTATTGTGCCGGTGACTATAACGTCATAGAGAGGGTACTTGAATGAGTATGGTCAAGAGTAAGTCTCCGCTGAAAAGCAAGACGGTTGCGGGCGGTATTTTAGGCATCGTCGGTTCGGTCGTTAGCTACCTGGAGCTAATAGGCAAACTCCCTATCGGCGCGGCTGGACCGATTGTAGGTCTGATCGGCGGCGTCGTTTCGATATTCGGGCGGGTTACGGCTGTATCTAAATTGAAATGGTAGACGTCGGATACAATGGTACGAGTCAGCCGAAGCTACGCGATACTATCGCGCAGTTCTCGGCTCGTCTCGAGCGGGCAGAGTTATTGCTCGACGAGAGCGCAAAGGGCGCAGCGGTCCTGCCTCAGATTCTTAACGAACTATCTCGACTAAGAGTAGAGCTCGTATCCGCTGCGACTAAAAGCGAGCACGTACCGATATCGGCTCTCGTTTCGGTATCACGAATTTACAACGGCGTCCTCAAGAGTCTTTGTTTCGTGATGGTTGCTCTCGTCGTATGGCTCACTGGTGCTAAGGCGCTGCTGACAAATCTCGAGACGCGCGAGTCAGTCGACAAGGCATTTACGGAGTCTAGTGTAAACTAACAACATCCAACGGAGGAAAATGGACGTTCAAGCAATGGCGGTGGAGTCAATCATCGCCTATTCCCTTAACAACCGCGTACACAACGCTGAACAGATCGATCGTATTGCCAACTCGATTCAGCAATTCGGATTCAATCAACCTCTTGTTGTCGACGAGAATAATATCATTCTGGTAGGTCACGGACGCTGGGAGGCAGCCAAGAAACTCGGCATGCAGCAAGTACCGGTGACGATCAAGAGAGACCTTACAGACGAGCAAAAGCGCGCGTATCGCATCATCGACAACAAATTACAGGGCGATTCTACTTGGAACTGGGAAAGTCTTGCATCCGAGCTCGATCATCTGAAATCGCAGGAATGGGATATCGAGGCGTTCGGGCTCGAGACGCTCACCGCGTGGATGGAACAGGAGCGCGCAGAGGACGTCGACAACCTCAGCGAAAAGAAGGACGGCTACGACACTGCCTCGATCAAGCAAATCGTGCTCTATTTCGATAGCGCTACCTACGCGGACGTTCTCAAGCAATTACTCGCGATTCAAAAGTCGGTGCCAGACGTCACCGATAACAGCAGCGCGGTACAGTTTCTCTTAGGTATGTGGAAGCAACACGAAGCGGATAACCATGCAGACGATTGAGTTAGAAGGGAAGCGGAAAGAGATCGACTACGAGCAATTCGTGAAGAAGTCGGCGCTCGAGACGGACTATTCTACGCTCATCAGCGAGCCGACCATATTCACCTACGGAGGCGTGCCGATAATCGCGTATGTCCGCGCTCCGGAGGCAGCAAAGGATCTGGCCAGCGAACTTCGCCGGATCGAATATCAGGCGAGCACTCGCACCGGCGGATTGAAAACCAACAGCAGAGTGTTCGGGTATCAGCCGCGCGTGGCACTACGCCGTGACTACTGCACTGCTACTAGCTTGGCGAACTCTAACCCGGACATAAACAGCAAGTTGTGCGAGTTAGGGAAGAGCATATGCGAGGAGTATAGAGAGCTATTCCCGGAGGTCTTAGGTCGGCACGAACAGATGACTGAGAAGGTCTTAGGCGAGTGGACAATGCCGGGTTCGGTATTCACCAGCGGCATCATAAACAAGAACAACCCTCTAAAGTATCACTTCGATGCGGGGAACTTTCACGACGTCTGCTCGTGTATGCTCGGCTTCAAGGGCGGCGTCAGCGGCGGATATCTGAGTTTTCCTGAGTACGATTTCGCGCTCGAGATCGCCGACGGCACTCTGAGTATGTTTGACGGACAGAAGATTCTTCACGGGGTAACGCCGATACGTTCAGTAGCCGAAGGCGCGTACAGGTTCACGGTAGTTTACTACTCGCTCCGCGGGATGTGGAAATGCGAGCCGCTGGATCGTGAGCTGGCGCGTATTCGGAAGGTGAAGCAACAAAGAGAGCTTCGACGTGCCGGATTGCTCGACGAGGCTATCGTAGACCAGCACGGTGTCAGAGAGGATTCCTAACGTGAGCACCGACGCAGAAGTTCGAAGATACGGTCCCCTGCAGTTCATAGTTCGCGGACCACACGACGAGGAGGTCATTTCAGAGGTTGCTATCCGCAGCGCGTACGAACGACCACGACTCGGATTCGGCGTCGCGAGAGGTGATACGTGGCTAGATTGCGGTGCTAATATCGGCGCGTTCGGCGTGTGGGCAGAGAAGATGCGCGGCGCTGTCGTGCATGGCTACGAGGCTTGCGAAGAGAACGCAACAGTGGCGAGAGAGAATCTACGTTTGAACGGCTGTCTATCCACCGTCACGACAGCGTTCATCGGGGCGAAGAATACTGGTGCAACTGAGGTCGGATTCAACGAGCGCACTCCGGCTCGCTCAGGTGGTTTCCAGAAAGAGAATCGCAGGGCTGTCGACAATCTCAGTCTGGCCGAGCAAATCGAAAAGCACCGACCGCAGGGACTCAAGATTGATATAGAGGGCGCCGAAATGGAGCTCCTCGAAGCGCGATTTCCGCTAGATGGAATTAGAGCAATCGTTCTCGAATATCACTTCCGCGTAGACAAGTCGTGCGTCAACGCGCGCGAGCGTATCGGCTGGCTCTGTTCTCACTTTAAGCATAACAGAATGCACATCAGCATTCGCCGAGACCAGACCTGGGGCGGCTGGACGGACCAGCTCATGTACTTCTGGAACTGAGTGCAAGAGTCGCGGCACAAGCCATAAGAGTCATAAGCAACTTTTCTGCTAAAACGCCGATTTCTTGTTAGTGTTTTGTGTTCGCCTATAGCTCTCGCATACTTAGAGCATGAGCGGAAAGGTCGGTATAAAAACACATGCCCCGGATCACGTCGGCGACGGAGAGCTTCAGCGAAAGAATCAGAATCAGCAACTTTCCAGGCGGAATTACGATTCTAAATTGAAGGAATCTCGCAGGAGGGGAGCCGTGTCTTATCGTTGGATACTTGAGGAGTTTATCTCCTTAAAGAGCGAGCCAGCTCAGAAAGCGTACCGTAATAGCCTAAAGAAGCTGGCCGAGTTTCTCGGTGAAGCAGACTTGAACCGAAAGTTCCTGGAGAAGATACGTCGCATGACGCACAGCGACGCTGTTCGGTTTTCAACGTGGCTCAGAAACTATCCGGCACCGGACGGACAGCGCATCGCTGACGCTACGTTCTCCCAGCGGCTACATCTGCTGAGACGAATCTTCCGTTATTTAGTCGCGACGGAAGTAGTCGAAAGAAACGTGTTCGATGCGGTTCTTGCCGAGATTCCGAAGCGGCAGCGGCGACAGAAGCGACCCACACGCCTGATTCCTGCCGACAAAGTAGTTGAGATTCTCAACATGCCAGATCGCAGAACTAAGGCAGGGCGCCGAGATTTCTGCATGCTTTCCATTCTCTTCGGCGGCGGCTTGCGAATCTCAGAGGCATGCGCGCTCAACTGTGGAGACATAGGCGTAACAACGAACGGCACCTTGTACCTTCTGCTAAGTAAAACGAAGAACGGGGAGACGCAGCGGCAGAGTTTGCCCGAATGGGCGTGGGAGGGCTTCACAGAACTTGTCGCTCAGAGGTCAGGGGAGGGAGCAACAAACGACGACCCTCTATTCGTGTTCTATTCGGTCGACGGAGGACAGCGGGACCGACTGGCCGTAGAAACGCTCCGAAGGATGTTCAAGCGGTACACGACGGCAGCGGGTCTAGGCAGCGTTCCGCCTCACTCGGCGCGAGCGACGGCAGCGACACTCCTCAAAAGTAATGGATTCCAAGATCGTGACGTCGCGGCGTTCTTGAGGCACACCAGCACGTCGATGGTGGAGACCTACGACAAGCGCATAAGGACGCCTGAGACTAATTGCGGGCTCACGATCGAATATACGGCGACCACGAAAACAAACGATAAAAATACAGCTCGAAGATTAAGCTGTAAAAAAGTTCGGAAAGAAGAGCGATAAGACTGATGGAGACTATGAACATGAACCTATACGTGCTGATATTCGCGCTGATTGGCGCCTATTTAATACCAACCATTATCGCAGCGGCGCGCGGACACAGATCGAGCGGCTGGCTGTTTGCGCTCAATCTAACCTGCGGCTGGACGTGGTACGGGTGGGGCGCGGCATTGATCTGGGCGCTTGCGGGTGAGACATCGGGCGCAAACTCGTCGGATGTAGTTGTAGTAGTACCCACGGAGGAACCAGACCCGGACGGAGGAGAACCGGCTTATGCGGCTCGGTGGGAGCGGAGACCCGCTGCCCGACGCGGGAGACTCGCGGCGCGGTCGCGTTTAGCCTGCCACAAATCCGTCAAGCGGCTAATCTCGTAGGACTTTTTGGTGTCACGGGGTTGGCAAAAAAAAGGGGTTTCGGAAAACAAGGGGTTGTCTAATAATGAACTGAGTTAGGACGACCAACTGGTAGGTCTTTAAGGGCAATCGAAAATCGCCCGATAAGTAAGGATCTCCAACTTTTTGCGGCGTTCCGTCGCTACGTTCTAACTACCAACGCGTGACTGACGCGTAAAAAAGCCGCTCCGGAGCGCGAACTCCGAAACGGCGCGTCAGCCACCCAACGGAGTGAGAACGTGACTGACACCAACAACTATACACCGAACGGTGCCTCGACCCACATACCCAACCGAGAGAACGACCTCCTCTGGTTCCTTGCCGGAGCGTGTTCGGCGCTGGCCGTAGTGCTTGCGTATCTTGAGTGGAGATTCTAGCCGTGGGTCTCTCGCTCGACCAAGTTCAGGCGCATCTCTGCGAGTGCGGCTACAGCCATACAGACGTAGCGGCATTCGCGCGTCGGTTCCGGCTCTGCCCCGAAGTGTGGAAGGAGTTCGAGCGGCTGACGCTCCGGCTCATCTCCGAGCGCAAGCGCGCAGGGGCGATCGACATTCTCGGGCGGGTCCGCTGGGAGCGTCAGATAGAGCAGAGCCTCGACTTCAAGTGCAACAACACCGACGCGCCGTATCTCGCGCGCGTGTTCGCACTCAAATACCCACAGCACCGGTCGTTCTTCGAGTTCCGACAAGTGGGGCGTGATTAACTGTGTAACTAATGGAGAAACCTATGACAAAGAACAGTAGAAACTACGACAACTGGCGTTTAGTAAGCACTCTGACGAAGGTCTATGATTATCTGGACGACAAGCTGGGGCAGTTGCGGCGAGAGGTAGACGAGACTCAGTCGACCTCAGACGAGCTGTGCCTCAACGAAGAGATTAGAAATCTCATAGATAAGATGCTGTGCGAGTTCAGCAGTCTTAATCAAGAAGCCACTAGAGTGCGGCGCGTAACGGAACAACGGCTGAGTGAAGAGTACGACGAGGAGTCCGAGAGGTCGAGGACGCCGAAGAAGCGAGAGGCGCACGTATACGCGGACCGACCGGGAGAGGGAGGCTATACAGACTGGTCGGGCAGTCGCTCGTCGGACGAGCCTAATTCACGCGAGGAGTAGGAAAACCTATGCGATGCCAAGGCGAAGCACACAAGAACTCGTTCATTGATAACTGCCTTCTTTGCGCTCCCAACTGGGGTTGGATTCCAACGCCACGACCTGACGGAGCGGTGGCGGCAGTTCGAAAGCACAACAGTGCTGACACCTGGGAGTGGGTTACGGTTTACCGGACGGCAGACCTTGACCTAGAGGCCGACCGACACACGCGGTACACCGTGAGCTGTGAAGCACACAACGAAACGATTGCGACCAGCAGCCAACGCGATGCACGGCGTTTGATGCGAACCACGGAGGAGTGGTGTTCTCGCTGCGCTGGCTTAGAAATTGGCACTTGGGTGCAACTGGACAATGGCGCCGAGCGGGAAATTGTTGGGCGAGAACCCAGTCGGACAGGCGGGACCGGCTGGTGCTACGTGATGAAAGACCCAACTGACCCAGGCGCAATCTTTATCATCCACGACACCCACATCGAGTGCGTTTTGTAGGGGACGGGATGAAGCAAAACAGACCTGCAGATGAGAAACGCGACGGCGATTCCGGACACGGAGGAGCTGACTCGCTGCTAGGCGGTGCGGACAACGGGCGAATCGCACTGACTACACAGCCCACACAACGGAGGAAACAATGACAAGACAAGTGAGGTTGCAAGACTTCCTAACGCCGGACGAGATTCGTCGAGCGCGGGAAGTTCAGACCGCGAAGCGCATATGTGACGAGATAATCAAGCCGCAAATGCACCGCATCAACGAAGCACTCGGACAAGACAACGACCCCTTATACCTTGCGTATTCGGTGGAGTATGTGATCGGGCGCGCCTTCAACCGCGGAGGGCAAAATGGCTGATATCAAGAAGCAAGGACAAGAGATCGGGCGATACCTGCACGGGGTCGCTGAGTTTCGACTATTTGAGAACAGATGGATTCTGTGGAACCAGGGCGACGGATGGCGGAGATACGGGCAACTGAAAGACGGCGTCGTACCTTTCGAATTTCTCGCCAAGCATCACGCGGCTGAGGAGGACAAGCGAAGGCGATGCCCAGCGTGGGCGGCATGGATTGACGGTCTGATGGAATTCTCGCGCGAAGAGCGCGGTAAGGTTGGCGCCGTTATCTCTGCGCTCGCCGACGACCCTGACGGCGCGTGGTCAGAGCTGAACGACTGCTTCGGTGTGGAGATAGACATTGAAGACGTCAAGTTCCTCTGTTCAGCGTGGCGCCAGTCGCTGAAAGAACTGGATAACAACTAAGGAGACGTTATGGGCGAATATGCAATTCGAAAATCAGACAAAGAGTACGTAAAGATCGGCACATGCGAAAGCATGTATTACCTACGTTACGAGGACCGCGAGAAAGTAGCGGCGCATCCTGGGAACGTCGACGTCAACGAGAATCCTGCAGGGCTACGGTTCAGGCTTCCGTTTCCCGACGAAGATCATTTCCGACCGGGAGAGTACACACCGTACAACCGGAAATTGCCTCTGCTCCACCGCGAGACGCGAGCGAGTTTCGAATCGACCGCGCTGGGCGATGGGAAGAATCTTTCTAACGGATTGATTCAGTTAAGGCACGACTGCGGCTACTTGTTAAACGTGCCTTGCTACCACGGGACAAGACTGCCTGACGGCGGCAAAGAAATCCGCGCTCACTGGAACGGCAGGGCGGGCTACTTTATGGCGCTGATGTCTTTGAAGTGCATCGCTGTAGCGTACCCGAACGGTCATGCGGGCTTCGGGACGAGGTACGTCGTAAAGCCGGTTATCGGATGCGTCTTCTGCGAAGAAGCGTGGCGCTGCGATTGGGTCGATGTTTGGGACTATCTCAGCGACGAGTGGCGCGAGCGGTTACAGGTTTACAAGGACGTAGAGGAGGCGATCGAGAAATGAGTGTAGGAACAGGGAGGGTGCTGCTCGAAGGAATCGGCACAAATAAGGAGCAGTGGCTCGCGCTAAGAGCTGGGAAGGTAAGCAGCACAACGATTACGAGCATAGTCGGTGTGAATCCGCACAAATCAGCGTATCAGCTATGGGCGGAGTGGACCGGGAAAGTCAGGGACGACTTCAGCGGGAACGAGTACACCGAACTCGGCACTCTGTTGGAGCCGTATGTCGGCTCGCTCTACGCTCGGCGCACTGGCCGAGACGTTAGGGCGAGCGACACGCTGTACTCTCACAAAGACCTCGACTGGGCGGTAGCTACGCCGGATTTCGTGGTCGGCGGAGAGGAGCTTTTAGAGGCGAAAACCGGCACGATTCGACAACTACCTAAATGGGCTGACGAGGAAACACCGGACCACTACCTCGTTCAATTAGTGTGGCAGATGGGCGTCTGCGGGGTGAAGAGTGGGCATATCGCAGCGCTCTTAGGCGCCGATCCGACTAACTTCGTTACGCGTAGCTTCGAGCTTGATTACGAGCTCTTTAACGCTCTCTTAGAAGCCGGACACGACTTCCTTGACTGCGTCCGAAGGGACGATCCGCCGATGCCGAACGAGAAGGACGGCAAGCTGATACTCGAACTCGTTAAGAGGAATGCGAGCACGAAGTTATTCACTGCGGAGCAGACCGAAAAGCTGGGCGGCTTGTTCGACGAGCTCGTCGAACTCCGGGAGCGGAAAGCGACTCTCGACGACGAGAGTAGGCAGCTCGACGGTCAGATTAAGTGCCGGGAGAACGCGCTCAGAGTAGCTCTCGGGGACAGTGGCGACGGAGCGTTCGCAGACGGGCGCCGGTACAGAGTCAAGCGTATCAGCGTGCCTGAGCGGATAGCGGCTGCGTATGAATACGAGCGACTTTACATACTGAACGGAGGCAGGGGATGAGGACAAAATACGACGGAAACTGGAGTCAGGTGCGCGAGAAGATGCTTGCGGATATCACGAACATGATTACCGAGGCGCTAGAGAAAGCGGTCGAGGAACTGAGTAGCAGAGCCCAGTTTGAGAGGCCGGTGCCGCAACCAGCGCCAGAGCAAAAAGACTATTTCACAGTAGAAGAAAGAAAGGTTCCGGCTCTTATTCCGCTGACGAGATGGGGCGAGTATTTCAACGACCCGTCTCAAGGCGCACTTCGTTGGATGCTTCACAGCAACGAGGCATTTCGGGAGCGGGTAGTTGTCAAACGAGGCAGACGCATACTGATCGATAGCGTCGCGTACCTAGGATGGCTTCAGCAGTGCGGAAGTGCCACGCAGCGGTACCGCAAAAGAAAATTAAAAACAGCAGAGGCGGCAAGGGGCGAATCTGTCGCGTAGGGAGAACGAATGGGAAGCATTATGACGCGCAAAACTAAGAACGGGCGAGCTTCGTATACGGCTCGGGTTCGCAGGCAGGGCGAGCCCCATCTGACGGCTACGTTCTACCGAAAGGCGGACGCGGTTAGATGGGTTCAGGAGACGGAGATCGCAATACAGCGCCGGAGATACTTCGGAGACGAGCTGTCGATTACGGGGGGCAAATGAGCATACGAAGACGAAGGTTGGGAGAGGTTAGGAAAGCCGACGCACTAGAGCTAGAGGACGCTACCTATCAGACAGCAGTTCTACACGTGTACGACTGGCAGCATCGGGGGGTGCGTCACTTTTATACGGAGCTCTTTGAACTTATGAGCCGCGCGGACGACGGTAATATGCTGCGGCTCGCTCTAGCGTTTCCGTATCACGCACTGGCTTATCAGGGCTGGAGGACAGCGCGAACGGAGCGAGAGTTCTTCGAGGCGGCTGGGTATCTAGTATCACGTTTTAACTGAGTGCAAAACCAACGGAGGGAATATGCACAAAAAGAAGGAAGTGGGGCGGGATTGTCCGTTCTGTGAGGTGAACCAGGCTGTAGGTGTATTGTTCGAGGCTGTCGAACAAGCCGATCTGCCAGACGTAGTTCAGAACTACCTGCTCGCGCAGGTGGCTCAACTGTTCGACGCTGTAGAAGTGTTCGGTCGGTTAAATATGAAGGAGGCGCAGCATGGGTAGTCATCTATACCTTCCTCAACACGAGTCGGCGGAGCGGCAGCGCGACGCGTCGTTAGTGGCTCGCGAGCAGACCGAGATTCAGAGTGCAATCGTTAGCGCGAAGCACTTCCCTAGAAACGAGGTCGCTGCGTCTCTCCAGGTGACAAAGAGTTTCGCTAGACCGGCTCTGGCCGAGTGCGCGCGTTACTCGTTTCCTAGAGGCGGAAAGACGATAACCGGACCGTCAGTCGATTGCGCGCGCGAACTCGCTAGACTGTGGGGCAACATGCGTTACGGGATTCGTATCGTCGGCTTGACGGACGAGCACGTACATATCCGCGGCTTCGCAATCGACCTCGAGACTAACTCGTCGACTGAATACGAAGACCAGTTTAAGCGGTTAGTGCAGCGGAAGGGGCGTGACGGGGAGACTCACTGGGTACAACCTGACGAACGAGACCTCAGGGAGCTTATCGGCAGGCGCGGGGCGATCCTTGTGAGAAACGCAATCCTCTCTTTGCTTCCGCCGGACCTGGTCGACGGGGCTCTTAGCACGGCAGACAAAACGCTGCGCGGGGTTGCGTCAGGCGAGCTCAAGGCGTCGCGCGAGGAGGTAGTTAGAAACCTCGCCGCACGTTTCGACGCTCTCGGGGTATCTGTGGCGATGATCGAGGGCTATCTCGGTCACGCTCTGGCAGACGCGAACGCGGACGAAGTCTCGGACCTGAAGGCTATCGGTAAGAGCCTCTCGGACGGGATGACTAAGCGCGAGGATCATTTCGAGCTCTCAGCCGACAGCGGCAAGGTCACTGAAACGCCGCTCGCGCGCGTTAAGAACCGGCTGAAGAAGGCGGAGGAGGAAAACAAGGTGTAGGGGGAGACGCGACTTGAGCCGGTATAAGCAAAGGGAAATGTTCGAACAGACGCGCACCAAAAATAAGCGCCGTCGCCGCTATTACCCGGCTAAGCCGGACGACGAGGACTCGGTAGGGGAAGGGGTCAGGCAGATTCCCGACGGACCTGCGTACTACCCTGACAGCGTCGTCCTCTATACACGGTTCAAGTCGTTTCCCCTCAGGGCGTTCTTCGCGTACTTGCGCGAGAAAGAGCACTACCTACAGCGGGACATAATTAAGCACGAAGGGTTGCCGATATCCTTCCATCTACGGGCACGGCTCCAAGAGGTGGAGGCGCATCTGATCTGGATGGCTACAAATCTAACACGAACTGGCAACGGTATAGGGGACTATGAAGACGAGAATTGGTCTTGATTTCTTTCCGGTCGACGTCGACTGGCTAGAGGACAATAAGCTGACGATGCTGCTCGCAGAGCACGGGCATTACGGGGTGGGGATTCTGATCCGACTGCTCGGAGAGGTGTATAAGACAGGGTACTACCTGTCGTGGTCGGAGCGAGACCGAATGAAGTTCGCTCGAAGAGCCGGGGAGCCTCTAGAGCGGGTTAACGCGATAGTCGAGCTACTGATTGAGGACGGATTCTTCGATAGGAAACTGGCCACAGGCAGCGAACCGATCCTCACGTCGCGCGGCATACAGGAACGCTGGCAGTACGCGTCGAGTCGGAGAGCAATCAAAACGATTCAACCCGACCACGATCTGACAGCAGACGGCAGCGCGAAGAAGACCTCATCGACTGCATCTGTCGTCGGAGCGGATACAACATGCGGACGATCTGTAGACAACATGCCTACCAAACGTAAGCGAAGTGTTAGCGATTCGCGGAGGATTGTAGATCAAACAGAAACAGAAACAGAAACAAAGACAGATACAGAAACTAAAACAAGACTATCAGATGGCGTGGTGTTCCCTGCTTCGCTAGACACGCCTCAGCACCGGGAGGCATGGGACAGATTCCTCACCTACCGGAAGTCGATCCGGAAGCCTTACCGCACGGTGCAGAGCCAGAACGCGCAGCTCGCGCGGTGGGCGCAGCACCCAGACGCGTTTATAGGCGCTATTAGCGCTACTGTGGCAAACGAATGGCAAGGGCTGCACTTACCCTCGGGTGGAGCAAGAAACGGCGCTACGAGGCTTTCAGGGCGCGAGGCGAGAACAGCCCAAACACTACTCAAACTGGCAGAGCAGGAGGATGACAGATGACAAAACTCGAGACGGGGATGGTAGTGGCAATGCTTATGCAGCAGTACTCGGTGGAGGTGACTGAAACGCTGGTGAATCTCTGGTACTCCGCTCTGGGTAGCTGTGAGTACGATGCGGTTCAGAGAGCGGCAGTTGAGGTGCTGATGTCTTACACGGGCACGTTCCCTCCGACGATCGGCATGGTTGCTACAGCGCTCAGGAAGCAGAACGAGAAGTCAGAGTCGGAGCTCTCGGAGGGAGAGGCGTATAGAATCGTTCTCGACGCAATCAGGCGTTTCGGTCGGTACAATCAAGCCTCTGCTATGTACGAAATTCGACGGAAGAGCAGTCTTGTCGAGAGGGCGGTGGAAACGATGGGCTGGTCGGAGATATGTTCCTGGCGCTCTGAAGACGAGGCAGCGAACCGCGCTCACTTCTGGCGCGTCCTGGCTGGTCTTCGGCAGTCGACTGACCGAAGGATGCTTTCTCAAACCTCATTTCCCTCTGCCGCGATTTCGGCGGAGGTGTTAAAACGTATCGGGAATGGAAATAAGTGACGCAAACGGACGCACGGTCGCAGTGCTCTCGGTAGACGACGCGACCGATGCTATAAGCTGGCGCCTAGGCGACGCCGACGCAGTACGTTGCGTGGCGGCCTTAGTGCAGAGCGTCTGTTGCGAGGCTGGAGAGAGCGGGCAAAAGTGTCCGGACGCGGTGCTTATCGACTTCCGCAGGTATCTCAGGTCGTACAGTTTCTAGCTCCTTACAGGTATCGGGACTTCCGGCGGCTCCTGTTATCATCTGGCCAGGAGTGTTCTCGATGGCTGGACAGTACGACATCACGATAGAGCAAGGGGCTACGTTTACGCTCGCCCTCACCTATAAAGACGGCAACAACCAGGTCGTGGACCTCACCGGATACACTGCGAAGATGCAGGTGCGACCGTTTGCGCGTAGCCCGAAGGTGATTCTTGAGAGGACTTCCCAGAGCGGGAAGATAGCCCTCGGCGGAGCTGCCGGGACCGTAACGATCACGGCTACAGCACAAGAGACGGCTGCCCTCACTCCCGGAGTCGGCGTCTACGATATCGAGCTCTATTCCCCCATCAGTACGACCGTCAGGCTTCTACAGGGAGACGTCACGATATCGGCGGAGGTTACGCGATGACCGACACCGTAGTCGTAACAGACTCCAGCACTGTAACGGTTGACGAAAGCGGCGCAGTTACAGTCACGACGATTGGCATACAAGGACCAGCAGGGTCCAGTTCTGGAATGATCGTTGGCGGGTATAACGTGACCCTCACGAATCTGGTAAACAATGATCTGCTAAGTTTCAACGCAGGGGAGTCCACGTGGATAAACCGAGCGGCAGTAGAACTAACAGACGGCGGGAACTTTTAGAGACACACTATGGCAAACACAATACGCATCAAGAGACGTGCAGCAAACGGTTCGGCAGGGGCTCCGTCGTCGCTCCAGAACGCAGAGCTTGCATTCAACGAGGCAGACAATTCACTTTATATTGGTATCGGTACTGGCGGTGCTGGCGGCTCTGCCACGACTGTTGAGGCCATCGGTGGTAAAGGCGCGTTTCTTACTCTCAGCGGTACGCAGACGGTTACCGGAACGAAGACTTTCTCAACTACCATCACAGGCTCCATCACCGGGAACGCAGGGACAGCCACAGCTCTCCAAACTTCCCGAACGCTCTCTCTTACTGGTGATGCGACAGGCTCTGCTTCCTTCGACGGGACAGCTAACGCGGCTATCGCGGCAACGCTAGCAAACACAGCCGTCATAGCCGGTAGTTACGGCAGCAGCACACAAGTGACATCGCTAACGGTGGACTCTAAGGGTCGTCTGACGGCTGCCTCAAACACCGCGATTGCTTTCCCAGTTACTAGCGTCAACGGTCTGACTGGCAACGTGGGACTCTCGACTACCGAGATTTCAGAGGGGAGCAACCTCTACTTCACTGATGCGCGTGTCCGTCTGAATCGGCTTGATCAGATGGCAGCTCCAACCGCGTCTGTGGACTTCAACTCCCAGAAGATTACAGGGCTCGCCAACCCTGTAAACGATCAAGACGCGGCAACAAAGATTTACGTCGACTCAGCGATTCAGGGGCTCAATCCAAAGCAGTCTGTCAAGGCGGCTTCGACAGCAAACATTTCCTCGCTGTCCGGCACGATGACTGTCGACGGCGTATCCCTCATCGCTGGCGACCGCGTCCTACTCAAAGACCAGACTTCGGCGAGTGCGAACGGTGTGTATGTCGTAGCGTCTGGCGCCTGGTCACGTAGCGCCGACATGAACGCCTGGTCAGAGTTTGTCTCGGCTTACCTGTTTGTCGAGCAGGGCACAGTGAACGCGGAGATCGGGTTCCTCTGTACCGTTGACTCTGGCGGAACCGTAGGCGCGACAGACGTTACGTTTGTTCAGTTCAACGGTGCAGGTCAGGTTATCGCCGGTGCTGGTCTTACCAAAACAGGAAATCAGCTCGACGTTGGAGCTGGCACAGGCATAGCCGTGGAAGCGGATGCCGTCGCTCTAACCGGACAGGCTCTTGCTCTCCATAACCTAACCACGTCGGGACTTATTGTTCGCACCGGTTCTGCAACTGTAGCCGGGAGGACGCTAACAGCCGGTTCATCGAAGTTGTCGGTATCCAACGGCGATGGGGTTTCGGGCAATCCGACGGTCGACGTATCGGAAGCCAATCTCACGCTCGACAACATAGGCGGAACCCTGTCGGTGTCAAAGGGAGGAACCGGAGCGACTACGCTAACAGGCTACGTCAAAGGCAGCGGCACATCGGCGATGACGGCGTCTGCTACAATCCCGAATACCGATATCACCGGGCTCGGTACACTGAGCACACAGAACGCAAACAACGTCAGCATCACAGGTGGGTCTATCGACGGGATAACTTTCGATTGCGGAACCTTCTGACCGTTGTAGCAACGGAGTGACCGAGTAGCGGCGACGGTCGCCGCGTCGGGAGGGGTCAGGATGACAGTAACAATCAAACATAGGCGCTCGGCTACGCAAGGGGCCGTGCCGACCACAGGCTCGATTGAGCTCGGGGAGATTTTTCTCAACACGTACGACGGACTGCTGTTCTTCAAGAAAGACGATGGCACTCCAAGCATCGTTCAGATCGGCGCTGGCGGGGGAGGGGGCGGCGGAGGCATTTCGTCGCTAGGAGGTCTCACAGCCTCTACGCAGACGTTTGCAACTGGCACCAGCGGGACTAACTTCGCCATCAGCAGTTCAACCTCGACGCATACTTTCAACCTACCGGACGCAAGCACTACAGCTCGTGGCGTTGTAACCACCGGCACTCAGACGTTTACCGGGCTCAAGACTTTCTCCTCACCTGCCACGTCTTCCCAGGCTCTAATTGCGAAAGGCATAGCTGGTCAAACAGCCAACGTCTTTGAGGTGAGAAACTCAGCAGACGCGGTATTGTTCGACGTAAACAACGTAGGCTCCCAGGCCGACTTATACGCGAGGAGCGGCTCGACCGTCTCGATGTATATGTGGGCAAACTATCAGTGGATAAGAGTCGGAAAGAGCTACCTTCAATACGGCAACTATACAGGCGGTTTCATTGCCTGTGGCGACGACGGCGTGACCTTCTCTATTAGGATGGGCGCAGCGGCTGACGCGGAAGCTATGCGAGTCGAGGGCAAGACAGCCGGGTCTACAGCCGCGCCGCGAGTGGGCTTCGGCATATCTACTTTAACTGGGCTCGCGCAAGTGAACGTAGTTGCCGCAGCAGCCGACCGCAAGGGGCTTATTGTAAGAGGAGCTGCGAGCGCGACAGCTAACATTCTTGAGGTTCAAAACAGTTCAGCCAACAACCTCCTATCTGTTTCTCCGGCTGGTGACGTTTCGGTCCTCGGAAACCTAATAGTCAACGGCACAACTCAAACGGTGAACTCAACGGTTGTCACTATCGACGACCCAGTAATGACGCTCGGAGGCGACACAGCTCCGACAAGTGACGACAATAAGGACCGAGGCATAGAGTTCAGGTGGCACGACGGGACAGGCGCAAAGGTCGGGTTCTTCGGTTACGACGACAGCACTAGCAAATTCACCTGTATACCTGACGCTACTAACACCTCCGAGGTCTTCAGTGGAACGGCAGGCGACGCTGCGTTTAATACAATCGAGTCTACCGTCTCTACTGGGACTGCGCCGCTAACGGTTGCAAGCACGACCGTCTGCACTAATCTTAATGCCGACACCGTTGACGGCTACCACGCATCAGCCTTCTTCCTACCTGCCGGCATGATCACAGCATATGCAGGGTCAACTGCTCCCTCGGGATGGCTGCTGTGCCAGGGGCAAGCGGTTTCACGAACTACCTACGCCGACCTATTCACAGCACTCGGAACGGCGTACGGAAGCGGTGACGGCTCAACTACTTTCAACCTTCCTGACCTTCAGCGACGAGTACCGCTAGGCGCAGGAGCAGCCGTAGGAGCCACGGATGCTCTGGGAGACAGCGACGGAATTGCAGCCGCATCGAGAACTATAACTCACAAGCATCAAACGGTCGGCCACCATCACGGTATGGGCTCTGGCGCAGACCTGAATATCTCAGCCTCCGGTAGCGGCACCACCGGTACTGAATCAGCCGGTCACACGCACACGTTCAGCGCGACGAGTGGAGCAATGAGTGCGAACGCAAGTCACAGTCACGGCGTCTCAGACCCTGGACACGCGCATAATATCTGGAGAACTTTAGACGTACCAGGAGGTGGCAGCAACAGGCGCGGCGTATCAGATACGTACACTAACCCTGCCGCTAGAATGGATGCCTCTTACACTGGCATCTCTATAAACGCTGCAAATATAGATCATACTCACGCGGTGTCTGGCACAACTGCTGGTGTCAGTGCGAATCATACTCACTCGACGCCAAATCACACGCACGGCTCTGGCAACTTTGCCGGACGAATTGGCTTAGTGACCGGTGGAGTTGATGGTAATAGTAACCAGGATACGACGTCGACGGCGGTCAACTACGCTGTCGTCAACTACATTGTCAAAACGTAACGGAGGAACATGACAGAGCCATTCTTTTCTGACGCCGAGGTAAAGCTACTGCGTCAGGTACTAGCTAACATTTCAGTGAACCCGTCCGCACCGGACGCGGTTGTAATATGCGAGGCAGTACAGGGCATACTTTCTAAGCTGTCTGTCTACGACGCTTCTCCTGCCTTTGACGGAGCAAGCGAGTCAATGGACGGCGGGGAAGCATCAGCGTCTGACTGTGCGCAACCTGCCGATGCCAACTAAGGGACTCGCGTATTGGGTTCATCAGAGCGAAGTCTTCGTCTCGGCAGACCACGATGGCTGCGGTCTAGCAAGTATCCGGGTGGAGTTTCACGGAGAGCTTGCGCGCATTCCCTCCCTAAAAAACAGCAAACTGCCGGGGCGCAATTTCGTGAACCCCGACGTGCTCCAACGCCTAAAGGCGATGGAAACCCTCTATCACCACGGCGCCGAAATATACAAGAAGAAGGGGCTGGCGTTCGGTGATAGAGAGGTTGTCGGGGTGTTAGTGTGCCCCAAACGAAAGGTAAGGTTCGATCTGGATAATTGCGCGGCGTCCATCAAAGACTGGTGCGAACCACCTACTAAACGGATGCGAGGCTGGGGAGTGGGACTCGTTAACGATGATTCACGCCTCAACGTGCTGGCCGTAAGAGCCGAACATGTAGGTCTAGAGATCAACTACTCCCTGCTAGTACTTCGCCGCTGGTCAGACGTCAGTCGCTCGTTTCGACAGTGGTTCTCTGCCTTCACAAACTGACGCCTCTTGTGGGTATAGGCAGTCCGGTGCTCCTCTGTTGTACTACTCAGAACGGAGCGCGAATCAGTAAAACCAGTAGCAGGGTGCCTGGTCGACGCCTCTTATTATTCCGGAGCGACGACTCATGCCGGCAAAGATAAAGACCTGGGCTTCGTTTCACGCAGATAGAATCGCGCGAGCATCAGCCGACGCAAGACGCGCAAACGACCCGGCGCGGCAAGCAGCTCTCAGAATCTACAAGAGTTCGACTTGGGGACGGCTGAGACTGATGCAGCTATCGGAGTTCCCGCTATGCCGAATCTGTGGCGAGCTCGGAGCGCACATCGACCATATCGTGCCTCTCCGGGCAGGAGGCGCGGCGTACGACCAAACAAACCTGCAGACCCTATGCGCGTCGTGCCATTCCAAGAAGACACGTCAGGAGGCGGCAGAGGCGGCGGAGCGTGGCTATAATTAGGCAGGGCAACTTACCATCAGATAACGTCGCTGGAGCGGACTCTATCCAATCGAAGCGGACACCTCGCCGAGAAGTTAGCGCGGTTACGCCGTGTGCAGTCAACTGTAGCGACAATACACAACTGCAACCTACGGGGCTTCTACCGGTTGGCTGTGTTCTTATCGCGCGGGCGACTGCATCGCACTCTAACCCCGGCACTTGTGCCACAGTTCGGGGGCTTAGGAGCAGTCTAGCAGAACTAGCAGGAATAGCAGGGATAGCAACGCTGGCGCTCCGAAACGTCGCGCCTGTTCCAAGGGTTCTGTCCGCATCGGCTCGGGACAGGAACCGCGGGCATAAGTCATCGTTGTTACAGTTGAATAAGTGCGGTGAGGGAGGGGGGGCAAGTATCTCTAACCATAGGAG